TCAAAAACGATTGGTTGGTATTTCGTTGAAAAAAGTTTCATCAGCCGTTCAATCTGTTGAAAAAAATGTCGAAAGGCCTCCTCAGACAGCAGACTACAAATTTTTAAGTGGTCATATTAAAGCTTTAGTTCGAGGAGAGTGGTATACAACAAAGGCAAACTACATCACATTTGCCGGGGGGCAAGTAGATATAAGAGCGAATAGCGCATTCGGCTCTCACAAGTCTGAGATCAAAGGTAAAAATGCTCGCGGCGGTGGAGCTTCGTGGGGTGTAATGCAAGATGCCTCAGCAAGAATTTATGGTAAGTCAAAGGAACTGCCAAAAAACAGTGTTCTTAAAAAAGAATCGCAGGCAATCGCAAAGGGAGATAAAAAAGCAATTGCTAAATTTACTAAAATGCTTCAAGTTCACGACCGGTCGATTTCAGAATTAGCCGTTATAAAGGAGTTAAAGAATAAGAAAAAGGATACTGCAGTTTGGGTGCATGGAAAACTCGGCGGCCTTTATGTTTTAGATCTTATTCAAAGGGGCGGAAAAAAAGCAAACCAATTTATTACACAGTTGGTAAACTACGCAGGTAGTTCTACTTCGGATTCTAGCGCTTACATAATCTTAAAAGAAAAATAATGAAATCATTTATAGAACATCTTAGCGAAGCAGAATACGACGGAAGAAAAGTCACTTTAAATAAGCCATTTCGTTCTGATGATAAAAAGAAAAAGTTTTACGTTTATGTAAAGAATGAAAAAGGTAATATCATAAAACTTGGTTTTGGCGATCCTAATATGGATATTAAACGCGATAACCCAGGTCGATTAGCCGGATTTAGAGCTCGTCACCAATGTGATACAGATCCAGGCCCAAAGTGGAAAGCCCGTTATTGGTCTTGTAAGTTTTGGGAGAAAGGTAAAACCGTAACAGACCTATTAGATAGCGTTGATATTTGCGATAGCATATTAGAGGCATCCCGCGCAGGTAAAAACACACACATGACACATATCGAAGATCGTGTTATTTACGGCGGAGTTAAGGGAGCAAGAGAATCAATTCTCGCTCTTCGTTCTTTGAGAGATATGTTAGCCGGTAAAGTTAGTTCTTCAACTGACGTTACTGAAAAATGGGACGGAGCACCTGCTGTATTTGCTGGGATTGATCCTTCAGATGGTAAGTTTTTTGTAGCAAAAAAAGGTATTTTTAATAAAGATCCAAAGGTTTATAAGTCAGAGGCCGATGTGAGAAACGATACATCTGGCGACTTAGCAGATAAATTAGTAACAGCATTCAATGAACTTAAAGATATTGGCATTAAAGATGTTATTCAGGGAGATCTTATGTTTACAAAAGGAGACCTTGAACCTGAATCTATCGACGGTGAAAAGTATATTACATTTCAGCCTAACACCCTTGTTTATGCAGTTCCTTCCGGCTCTGATTTATCAAATACAATTTCAAAGGCTAATTTAGGAATTGTGTGGCATACAACTTACAAAGGCAAGAGTTTTGAAACTATGACTGCATCTTATGGTGTAGACATTTCTTCTCTTAAAAAGAAATCAAGTGTTTGGCAAAAAGATGCTGGACTTGGACTTAAAAATCTTTCGGGAACAGTAACATTAACTAAAGCAGATACTGATGAAGTTACTGAGCAACTTTCAAAAGCTGGTAAAATCTTCCAAAAGATTAAGTCGACAACTCTTAACGAGCTAGAAAATAATCCAGAACTTGCTACTAAACTTGAGACGTTCAATAACACATTAGTGAGAAAAGGTGAACGCATTCAAAGCACTTCAAAGCATGTAAATGATCTCATTGCTTGGTTTGATAAGCGGTATAAGAAAGAATATGATAAGCGCAAAAGCGCAAAGGGAAAAGAAAACGTTCTTAAGAAGCATGAAGAAGAAATGCAATTCTTTTCTAAGAGTAACCGCAAAAACCTTGATATGATGTTTCAGCTGATGAACGCAATCGTTGATGCTAAACTAATCATTATAAATAAACTTGATAAGTTAAAAGAAATTGACACTTTCATTAGAACGAAAAAAGGTTTTAAAGTAACAGGCTCAGAAGGATTTGTTGCGATTGATTATAACACTAATGGAGCAGTCAAACTAGTTGACCGATTAGAATTTTCTACTAATAATTTTTCACCAGATGTTATTAAAGGTTGGGAACGATGAAAAAAATAAACGATATTAAAGGATTTAAGCAGTTTAATGAAGACAGCGTAAAAGCAGTAGTTTTTACGTTTGGAAGATTTAATCCACCTACTGTTGGACACGGTAAGCTTATAACCAAGGTAGCTGCAGCAGCTATTGGAAATCAGTATCGTATATATGCTTCGCAATCAAACGATTCTAAAAAGAATCCTCTTAAGTATAAAGAGAAAATTCGTGTTATGCGTAAAATGTTTCCAAAGCACGGAAGAAACATTATCGAAGATAAGAACGCAAAAACCGCATTGCATATTGCTTCTATTTTACACGATCAAGGTTTTACTAAGATGACCATGGTTGTTGGCTCTGACCGTATAAAAGAATTTCAAAAACTCCTTAAGAATTATAATGCTGTAAACGGCCGGCACGGGTTTTATGATTTTAAGGATGGTATAGAAGTTATATCAGCAGGAGAAAGAGACCCAGACGCAGAAGGTGTTGAAGGAATGAGTGCTTCTAAAATGCGTGCTGCTGCAATTGACGGAGACTTTAAAGCTTTTAGTCAAGGATTGCCAAAGGAGTATGGAGAAGATATGACATTATTTAATCTAATTCGAAAGAGAATGGGATTGAAAGAAATGGTTAGCTTTCGTAAGCACGTCCAGCTCCCAAGTCTTTCAGAGAAAAGAGAGCAGTACATTTCAGGCGAAATATTTAATGTTGGAGACTCTGCTATTAGCAAGTCTAATGAAGAAATCGTAATTAAAGAAAGAAAGTCAAATTACATTATTGATTCAAATAACAAAAAACATTTTGTTGAAAAACTTAAGCCGGCATATAAAAAAGGTTTATCAAAATCAACAAGCGCAAAACGTCAAGCACAGTTTAATAAGCAAGCTAAAATGGATGACGATGATCCGAATTCTTATAAACCTGCACCTGGAGATGCACAGGCAAAGACAAAGGTTTCGAAACACACAAAAGCGTACCACAAAAAATTCGGTAAAGAAGAAGCTTTAGATCAAGGCACAGTTGAGTTAGTTAAAGCGTACAAAAAACTTACACCACTTGAAGAAAAACAAATTGCCGGCCTTAAGAAAAAGGCAGAAGAATCTGGTATGCCATACGGCATATTGAAAAAGGTGTTTGATCGTGGCATGGCCGCATGGAAAACAGGCCACCGTCCAGGAGCAACTCCTCATCAATGGGCGTATGCACGAGTCAATTCTTTCGTTACAAAAAGTAAAGGCACATGGGGCGGAGCTGATAAAGACTTAGCAGCAAAGGTTCGGAAAGAATCTATAGACGAGGGAGAAGGCAAATATAAGGGAGAAACATGGGAAGACGGTTTTAAACGTCGTGTAGTGAAAACAACAAAGGATGAGCACAAAGCAGATGGTTATAAATGGAGAATCAAAGGAAAGGAACGTGATGAAATTTCAATTAAGCTTTATAAGGAAAAGCCTGATTTTAAAGAATACGAAAAACAAATGAAGCGCGTCGCCGGCCACGAGTTTGGAGGTTAGACATATTATAAATAGTATTATTCTAATGGGAGACATGAATCAATCTGAAAAGCACCGACTCGACCGTATCGAGGAAAAAATCGATAAGATGACTGAAGCTGTTATTGCTTTAGCAAGAGCCGAAGAGAAGATCGTAAGCCTCGACGAGACTACTCGTATGATTTTACAAAAAATGGTCGATCAGGATGAAAGGCTGCGTAAAGTTGAAGCGGTTCAGCACGACAATGAAACTACGATTAAGGCTATTAAGTCTATTGTGTGGACTGCAATCTCAGCATTAATAACAACTGCAGCAGCCACCCTCGCTTGGATATTTACAGGATCACCGAAATGAAAACTTTTAAACATTTTATAGAAGGCATGGACCGAGATGCTATCGCTATTTTTGACATTGATCCAGAAGAGGGTGGAGAGTTAACTATTTACAAATTACCCAACTATCCAGGCTATAAACACGATTTTGGTAGTAAAGGATGGGTAGGAGAAACTCCAAATTATGATTTTTTCGCTAAAAATATGGCAGACCTTAAACAAAAAATAAAACGTGCTGGAGGTAATCCAAATAAACCAATATATGGAAAAATAAAATGAACTCGTTTAAGCAATACCTTATTGAAAAACCACTGACACCTTCTCAGCGAATTGCTAGAAGCCGTCAGATGAAAAGGTTAATGCCTAAGATACAAAAGAAACGAGAAATAGCAATGCGCAA